TATTATCCCGTTCTACGACGGCATCAACGACGTGAGCAATTGGCGCTGTGACGTGATCTACGGCATCCAGACGGTTGACCGCCGCTTGGCGGTTCGAACGAGCGGCGGTTAGCCGGCCTCCCTCTCGCGCGCAAACGACAACAGATGCGGGCTACGGCCCGCATCGCTCCCGTTCACAGTCACAAGCAAGAGGGCCAACATGGCAGACGAACAGAAGCGCGATGCTCGCGCGTGGGGCTACAGCAAGAGCGATCCAGAAGGGCGCATCTTCGCAGACGGTAAGTTGCCGACCGGATACTTTACGCACCCCGCGATGGTGCCCGGCAGCGAGGCCGAGAGACGGTATCACGAAGACGCGCTGCGCGATGGCGCCGCGATCCCTTGGGAGGACAACGCGGCGCCGCTGCGGCAGGACGGCCCGACCGTCGCGGAGTATGTGGCGGCCGGCTACAAGGCGGCCAGCTATCCGCCCGCCGGCTACGCGTCGCGGAGCACTCCGGAGGAGATCGCGGCGGCCATCGCGGCCGACAAGGCCGGCAACGGCAAAGCCAGGTAGGGGCAGCCGATGTCGAAACTCCGCGCAGATATCATTGAGCAGACGCTTCGCAACCTCGTGGTGCTTGCGGAAGGTCAACCTGTTTCGCCTACCGACGTTCAAAAGGTGGACGTGATCCTTGATGGCGTCTGTGCGGAGATGGCAAGCCTTGGCATCTTCTACGTGGCCGACACGGGCCAGATTGGCCCTACGGGCGGCGACTTCGACGATGCCGCTTACCTATCGATCGCCGATTATCTCGCATGGCGCTCGCTCTCCACGTTCCCCATGGGGCAGGATGGGCAGGCGACGATCATCAGCAACGCGAGCGAGGCAGAGAAGCGCTTGCGCGCATTGTCCGGTGCTCCGCGCGGTCGGCGCGAGATGAAGCTAGATCCTGCGTTGGCCCCGCGCGTGCGCTCTCGCGCGCCATTCCCGAACAATTTCTGATGGTTACTCGCACGATCCCATTTCCGGTTAGCTCGGCGCCGGGCGCGAAGCCGCAAGAGAGCGGCGGGCGCATCATCAACGGCTATGTTGAGCAGCTAGGGCCGCAAGCGCCCGGTAGCGCCGTCGTGCGACGCATGCCCGGCCTCGCGGGCTTTGGCACGTCGGCGAACGGCGGCTATCGTGGTTCGTTCGTGAGCAACGGCGTGCTGTACGTCGCGAAGAGCGGCAAGCTTGAGAGCTACACCGCGGCCGGCGGCGCCGCGAACATCATCGGCAACATGGCCGGCACGAAGCGCGGCTTCTTTGCTGCGAACAACAACGCGACGCCGGATAAGTGCTTCGTTGATCCGGACACGAACGTTTTCACATTCACACCGACGACTGTAACCGCCGGCTGGCCTGATCCCGATCTGCCAGCGCCGAACAGCGTTGACAGCCTTGACGGCTTCATTCTGTTCACGATCGCCGATGGGCGGCTTTTCGCGACCGATCTCAACACCACGAACGTTAACGCGTTGAGCTTCGGCCGCGCGCAAGCGAAGCCTGATGGGCTAGTGCGCGTGGCGAATTGGTCGGGCCGCGTGCTTCTCTTCGGCAATCAGTCAACCGAGATTTGGGTCGATCAGGGTTTGACGCCGTTCCCGCTCACGCGCAGCCAGGTCTTGCCGCGAGGGATCGCCGGGCCGTTCTGTCTCGCCGGCCACGAAGATGGCTTCTCGCGCGGCCCGATATGGGTTGGGGACGACAACTGCGTCTATGGGCTCGATGGCTACACGCCGACTAAGATTTCGCCGCCCGATCTAGACGACGCGATCGAGAACACGGCGGACAAGACCACGCTTGAAGCAACCGCGTTCATGTCGCACGGTCATGCGTTTTGGCAACTGTCATCGCCAAACTTTACTTGGGTGGCGGACATCGACACCAAACAGTGGTTTCAGGCAGATAGCTATTTGGTGAACCGCTCGCGCCGATCTGGTGCGGTCAGCGCATTCAATCAGTGGCTCACGGGCGACACGCAAAGCGGCAACATCTTCAAGATTACTGGTGCGGCTTTCGATGAGATGGGCCAGCCGCTCCGATTGCGGCTCGAAAGCGGCCCCGTGCAGAACTTCCCCGGCGGCGAAGTCGTCGGCCGCGCGGATTTCTACTTCGCCACCGGCGTCGGCATCGCGACCGGGATTGATCCGCAACAGACTGATCCCGACGTAGAGATTTCGTGGAGCGACAACGGCGGCTTGACGTGGAGCAATCCAATACTTCGGAAGCTCGGTAGGCAGAGCAAGCCGGAGCAACTGATTTCGTTAGTTGCTTGCACGGGCCGTTCAACATGGCAGGGCCGCCGTTGGCGTCTCGACATTTCCAACCCTGTCTATGCGTCGTTCATGTACGCATCGCAGAGCACCGACGCGAGGGCGGCCTAATGCGCGTTCAAATCCCGCCGAACGACGTTCCAGTGATCGATCTCGCAACGGGGCGAATGAACATTGTTTGGTATGACGCGATCAAGCTTATCGAGAGCTTGCGCCTTATCGATCTCGCTGATGTTCCGCAAGCGCCGCCGACAGCGAACGGACAGCGGCCGACGTGGAACGCAACTACCAATTCTTGGACCTACGCTTAGAAGGAATAGACGGGCATGGGGTTGTTTGACATCTTCTCCAGCGATGACGCGGAGAAGGCCGCTGCAGATAAAATTGCCGCGCTCAATGCGGGCAAGAGTGAAGCCTACGGCTTTCTCAACAGCGGACAGACGGGCGCGGATGCACTGTACGGCAAGGCATATTCGCCGTTCTCGACGCTGTTCAACACGTCGATGGGCGGTATCAATGCCTATGCGGACGCGACGGGAGCGAACGGCCCGGAAGGGCTCGCGCGGGCCAAGACCGCCTATCAGGCCAATCCGGGCTACAGCGGCGGCCTTACTACGGGCGTTGACCAATTGAACCGCACGGCTGCTGCGCGCGGCGACAGTGGCGGCAACAACTCTGCCGACATCCTGAAGTTCGCCAGCGACTACGATGCTGGGAAGTACAACGATTATCTTTCGAGCCTCGCACCATGGTTGAACACGGGCACAAGCGCGGCGACGGGCGGTGCTGGCGTGCTGACGGGGCAAGCGGGCTCTGATCTCGGCGTCGCCGGACAAAAGGCCGGCATCGCCACGGGCACCGCGCAACAGGTCGGACAAGCGCAATACGACGCCGACATGGCGCCGTATCAGGCAAGCTCCAACTTTTGGGGCGCGCTCACGGGCGGCGCCAATCTCGCGCTGAAGGCATCTGGCATCGGCGGCTGTGGGAAGTAGTCATGAGCGGCATTCCGGCGTTTGATTTCTACAGCGCTCTTTCCGGGATCGGCGACACGATCGCCAGCAACCGGAAGGATGCCGCACGCAAGGCCGCGCTTGAAGCCGCGTCGGCCAACGGCGTGAGCTACGGTGACGCCATGCGCGGGCTAATCAGGGCTGGCGATCTGCAGGGCGCGCAGATGTTCGCCAATCTTCAGACGCACAAAGACAGCCTCGACGCCGCCGCGCGCTCGGATGCGCGACAGGCGGCCCGCGATGCGATTGCGGACAAGCATTGGGCTGCGAGCTTCGATCTTCAGAAGCGCGCTGCGGATCGCGCGGACCAAGACAGCTTCGCGATCAAGGAAATCACGATGCCGGACGGTTCAACGCAGTTGATGCGCATCAAGACCACAGGCGGACCGGAAGGCTTGATCAGCACGGGAGCCCCGACGAACACGGCGCCAGCAAATCCGTTCGCGACGGGCAACTTTAAGAACGCCGATCAGGCGAAAGCGGCTGGCTTCACGGATCGCATGTTGCAATCCGAAGGCATCTTGACCGGCATTGATGGACAGCCGGGCGTCATCGATCAGGGCGCGAGCATTGCGCAGAGCGGGCTTAGCAAGCTTCCATTTGGCGTCGGCAACTTCGCGATCAGCGAGCCGCGCCAGAAGTACGAACAAGCGAAGCGCGATTTGATCAACGCACAACTCCGTCGTGAGAGCGGCGCTGTGATCTCGCCGTCTGAATTTGAGAACGCCGACCGACAATACTTCCCTGTGCCCGGCGACACTCCCGACGTGATCAAGCAAAAGAATGCGAACCGGCGGGCGGCCATCGAAGCGATGGGGCGCGAGGGCGGTGGCGGGTATCGGCCCCAATTCGTGTTCAACAGCAGGGGCGGTCTGATGCGGCTGCCGAAGCTCGGCGAGGTGCAGGACGGACACGCCTACAAGGGCGGCGATCCGGCAGACCCGGCAAGCTGGATTGAGGTGAAGCGCTGATGGCCGGGCCTTGGGAGAAATATCGGGATGCGGCGACGCCGCCGGAGGCCAGCCCGGCGAAGCCGTGGGAGCGGTATCGCGCCGTCCAGGCTGCGGAGGCCGGGGCCGAAAAGAACGCACCACAGAAGCCCGACGCGGGCGTGAGCGA